GTAGAAACATTTTCAGGTTGTGGTACTGGTCATGGCACTAAAAGACCTAACGGTGTAGAAACATTTTCAGGTTGTGGTACTGGTCATGGCACTAAAAGACCTAACGGTGTAGAAACATTTGCTGGACATGATGATCATGAATGCGATGAAGAAGATGTCAAATGTAAATCTAATAAAGAAAAACATGCTTCTTAAATTTATTTACAAACTCGAAACCCTATAAATTGAATTCTACAATCAGGATATTGTGAATTTCTATATTTTGGATGAATTAAAAAATCTGGAACTGCAAAACATCCACCTTTACAAATTTTTTTAAAACCAAAAAATGGATAACTCATTTCTCTATATACTGGATCAATTTTAAATCCTTGATATGGATAAATACTTTCTTCACACCACTCCCAAATATTTCCAATTAACTGAGATACTTTTTTATAATTATCTCCATTTTTAAAATTATTTACAGGAACTATAAATTGTTTATAATTAATATTAGCTTTATTATTATCATATTCATTTCCCCATGGATAAATAGTTGTCCCGCAATTTGTAGAAACATATTCATATTCACTCTCTATTGGTAGTCTATATCCAGACCAATTACAAAAAGCTTTAGCTTCATGATAAGAAATGTTACATATTGGTAAATTTGTATGTATTTTAAATTTTGTATTATTTAAAATTTTAAAATATTCATTATTTTCATTTACCCAATACAAAGGAAGATTTATATTATTATTTTGTTTCCAAAACCATCCTTCTCTTGACCAATATTTTTTATTTTCATACCCTCCATTTTTAATAAATTTTAAGAACTGAAATTCAGTAATAGGATATTTTGATATTGAAAATTTTTTTATTTTTTTTTTAAATTCAGGCATTTCATTATCAAATATTAAAAAATTACTATTTTTTTGATTAGATCCTTGATTAAAAATTCCATCTTTGTAATTTATAAAATTTATTTGATCAATTATTTCATCTTTATCTATTTTTTTAATCTCAAAATTTATAATATTACTTAAATTTAATTTTGTGAATATAAAAGCTTCGTTATGCATTTCATTATGTAATATACCTAAAAATATTAAGTAACTTTCTATTGGACCAATAAATGAATTATTTATATATATTTTTAAATCTTCTGAAATTTTATTAAACAACTTTATACATAAAGTATAATCTAATAATAATTTACCATTTCTAATTTCAACAGGTGTTTTAAAGGAATCATAAAAATCAATAAGATATTCGTATTTTTTATATTCATCAATATTTTTAAAATTATATAAATTATTAATAACATGTTTTATATAGAAAAATATTACATGACCAATTTGCCATAAAAAAGGATTAATATGATTTTCCATGTTTTTGTTTGTTGTCTCAAATTGTGTTGTATATAATATAAATCTTTTTCTTGTAGAATTAAAATAATTAATTAATTTATTTTTTTCTAATATTAAATTTTTTAATTTTAAAGTTTTATAAATATTTTTCTTAGGTAATATTAATGACATTATCTAAATTGATTATAATAATAATAATATTAATTAATATTAATTATATATATTGGACGTATGTAGATTATTGGTCACTAATACTTAAAAGTACTTTAAAAAAAGATTTTACAAAGTGGATTTTATGTGATAAATATGTTGCAAAAGAATATGCAAAATTAAATGGATTTAAAGTTCCTAAAACTTTCCAATTAACAAAATATCCAAATAATATTAAATTTTTAAATACTTGTGTTATAAAACCTACCGATTTATGTGATTCTGAAGGAGTATATTTAATAAAAAATAATATTAATCTTAAAACTAATAAAAAAGTAAATAAAGATAAAATCAAAAAAAAATTTAGTAAAATAAGAAGTAAAATTGGAAACGAGCATTATATGCATGATAAAATGTATAATGGTCTAGTGCCATTTACAGGATATATTGTTGAAGAATTATTATTGGATGATAATGGTAATATACCAGAAGATTATAAATGTTATGTGTTTGGTGGAAAATTACATTATATAGCAGTAACTTTTGATAGAATCACAATAAATAATAAACAACAATTTAAATCTGTTTGGTTTGATAGTGAATGGAATCCTATTTATTTTTCTATGATACAAAAAGGATATAAATATAAAAAATTAAAAAAACCTAAAAATTTTGAAAAACTGAAAAATCTTGTTGAAAATATGAGTAAGATATTAAAAAGACATTGTAGAATAGATTTATATATAATAAATAATGATATCTATCTTGGAGAGTATACATTTTTTTGTGGTGCATTTTTACATACAATATATTGTAATTTGCAGTTAGGATTAACTTGGTTAAAAAATCCGGATGATATAGAACACACTGATAAACGTATTAATAGTTTAATTCCTGAGTTTTATAATAACCCAAATGATTATTAAATTGATCTAAAAAAAATTGAAATTCTCTAATTATTGGAATTACCATGAAATTTTTAATTATTTGGTCATTGCAATTTACTTACGATGTCCTCGATTGCTCTTGAAGTGACTACGGAGGCGGCTACTACAGTAGCATCCCTTGTTACCCGTGGCGCTCTTTCGACTGCAGCTGGTGCAGCTAAAGTAGGGAAGATTGTGATTGAAGAGGTATTGTCACAAAAAGACACACAATCGGACCCGGAATTCCAACTTACGGAGGCGGAAAATGACTGGAGTCTTATCGGGTGCACTGTAGGAGAGTCTTGCGGGACACATGCAGGAAACTTGACAGGGAAATGCTCTGTAGTCTTTCCTGAATACTTTGGGAAGGACAGTGAAGATCCGGGTATGGATGTTGCAGAGTTGTAGTTAATTTGTTTAATATCCACCACACACACCAACCACTATTTGTGTACTTTATTTATATTAAATTACAAATATATTTTAATATAAGTATATACAAAAAAAAATTTAATTAACCATTCCTTTGAGTTTTTTTTTTACATAGTTTTCCATAACTGCTTTTACTAATGTATAATTGTATGGAAGATTATACCATTTAATATTATTTTCTTTAATAATTTTAATAAGAATTTTTTTAGTTGTTTCTTTAGTTAAAATATTATCTTCAATAAAATCTGATTTTCTCATATTATCTTCAGTTGATGCTTCTTCAACATTATTATTTTTTTTTTCAGATTTATTTTTAACAACACTTACAACACCATTATTAACAACAAGATATCTAAGTAAATTCTTACAATCATCATATATCCAATCATCTAAAAATCTGTAGTGAATATCATTTTTTATTTTAGATTGCATCATAGGATCATCATCAAAGTATCCACTATCAATTAAGGAAGGTTGTAAAACAGTAGATACTCCTACAGGCATTAAAGATGAAAAGGAAGATATTGTACTATCTGTAGATACAAGAGCAGTTGTAGCTGTATTATATACAGGTGAAGTTGTATAGGTTGTGTTATATACTAGAGGATAATTATTACCAACACTAACTGAATAAGCCATTTATATATTAATATAATAAAAATTATTTTTCTAATATTGTTTTAATTTTTTTTATAATATATTTTATATATGTATCTAAAAAATAATCTAAATTGAAGTATTTTTTATCTTTTTCAACATTATTTATATATTTATATAAAAATTTGTTAATTTCCTCAAGAATAAAAAATGATTTTATTATATAATTAATTCTATTTTCTTTTAATTCTTCTATATCTAAATTATTTTTTTTTTCTTCCATAATTAATATGTTATTATCTTCTATTCCAATATATTTATGAATATTTGAATAAATATTATTAATTTTATAATTCAAGTATTGTTTAAAAAAATCACTTAATTTGTAATCAATCAGATTAATTTCATCATTAAATAATTCAAAAGATAAATTAAAAATTCTAATTTTAGCTAATATTAATCCATCATAACTCTCCAACCAATTTAAACAATCCTCAAAAGATTTTATATTGTAATAATATTCTAAAAATTCATTGATTTTAAAATATGTGATTGAAGTTAATAAATGTTTATTCTCAAATTTTTTTTCAGTAGGTTTATCACATTTTTCTTTAAATTTTCTTTTAAATTGTTTTTTTTTATTGTCATAATGTTTTACTGGGATTATAGAACAATAAGGTTTATCGTCTTTTATTTTTTGATAATTTAAAGGATGTACACTTTGAACATTCTTTTCATAACAAGGCCCAATACATTTATTATTAATATATTTATTTGACATTATAATATATAGATATATATTTTTATATAATTAAATCATCATCTGTTAATTTTGATATAAATGATGATTTATTTTTTATTATATCGCATATTTTTTCCTCATATGTATTTGCACAAAATATAAGTTTTTGTAAACAATTAGATTTTACATTACTTCTGTAAATTCTACCTAAAGCTTGAACTATTTCAATACTTGAAAATGAAGGAGAAATTATAGAAACTCTAGGATATTTCCCGCTTGTATCATGTAAACCAATAGATGAACCACCTACTTGAATCATGCTTAATATAATCCTATTTTTATTAAATTGAAATAAATCTATATTTTTTTCTCTAATTTCTTGAGTCTGTCCTCCAACTAATACACTATGATTAATATCAAGTTTCTTTAATTTTTCTGATAATGTTTCTAATGATTTTATATAATTTACAAAAACTACAATACTTTTATCTAATTCATAATATTTTATCATTTGTTCAAAAATGATATCTAATTTTACTTTTTCTATACATTGTCTTGTTTCAGATATATCTTTTAACACAATATTGTTTTTTATTAAATTAAGATTATTATTAACTATTTTTATTTTTTCTTTATCTATGTCATAACAATCAACTGATATATTGTTTTCTCTTATAGAATTATCCATATCTGATATCATCATTTTGGATCCATAATCAGGAAATAAATATGTACTTAATGCACTATATTTTTTTTTTGTAATAATTTGTTTATCTTCTCTTATAATATTTTTAACCCATGTTTTTCCAATACCCAATCTATTATAAAATCCAAGCATATATCCAAAAACTAGAAAATCGGTTTCTTTATCACAAATAGTAGCACTTAACATTAAAATTTTACATTTATGTTTACTTGACATTAATAATTTTCCTAAATGTGACAAATGATTTTTACATTTATGTACTTCATCAAAAATTAGTAAAGTTTTATGAAAATCTAAATTCCAACAATATTTTTTTTTATCATCAATTGATAAATATTTGGATTTAATAATATTATTATGTTCATCATAATCTTTACATACACGTAATAATTCATAATTAACAATACTTTGAGGAGTAACAGAAAATTTCTTACATATCTGTTTCCAAATAGATCTAGTACTTTTTGTACAAATTATAATAGGATTTAAATTTAGTTGTTTACAAACAGCCAGTGAAGTATAGGTTTTCCCAGTACCAGTTGCTGATCCATCAAATGCAATTCCATTATGTTTTAAACATGATAATAAATTAGACACATGCATCATTTGATGACTCAATAATTCATTTTTAATAAAATATTTAATATTAATATTTTGATAATCATTATCTAAAAATTTATTATGAAATATATCTTCTATTTGATCATCAAATCTGGAAGGTTCTTCTGAAAAATCATTTATATTCATTTATAATTATTTATAAATATTTATAAATATTTATGTGTAAAAAAAAACAAAATCAATATTTATTAGTTATTATAGTCATATTTAAATAATTAATTATAGAACTATTTGATATTTTTTAATTTAAAAATTTATTTATATAAAAATATTAAAATAAACAATTTCTAATTAGATAGTATAATATGGAAAATAAGTTTGTCGATGATAAAATGATAATAAATATTAATTATGTATTATCAAATGAATTTCCTCAAATGAATATTATAGATTTAAATATTATAAAAAAATATTTTATTTCATTTATTGAAGTAGTTGCACATATTTTTAATTTTTTTGAACCATTATATAATTCTAAAATTAATGATCCATCATATAAATTAAAATTAGTTTCAGGTTTAGAAGAAAATTTTGTTGATAAAGGAAAAACATATTTTTCAGATGAAAACTTTATTAATTTAAAATGGTTATTAACTTTATTATTACCTTATATAAATGAAACATTTGGATCTAAAAAAGATATTACATCATTTAATGATATTATAAAAAATAAAATTAAGGATGGGAATTTGAATACTGATTTAATAAAATATAAATATTCAAATTTTCAATATGATAGATGTGTTCGTGATTATAATAAAATCCGTGAAATTGAATTTAATGAAGAATTTATAAGAGATAATTATTATTTATTAATTCAAACATTAAAAGTAAGTTGTAATAAATTACACACGAATTGGATTGATATTTTGCCTTATTCCTTGAGGAGTTTTTCTAATTCAACTTTATATATAAATACATTAAAAAGAAAAACTAATAAAACTCTCACTGATTGGGATCCTATGGAAATATGTAATCCTGATAATTTTAATAATTCTAATTTTAGTAATATTTTAAAAAATAATATTGAAGGATTAAATATTGGAGTAATTTATGATACAATAAGAAATGTTTTATATGAACAGATTAAAGATATTAAATGGACAATTTTTGATGTTCCGATTATTAATTTTAAAAATTATAATATGTCTTCTAATAATTCAATACCTTTAATTTTTGTTTTTTATGAATTATTTAATCTTGAAAAAATTTTTCAATCTAACAAAAAAGAAGATATTATGTGGGATAAACTTTCAAATTATGAGAAAGAAAATTTCAATCAAAAATTCGATTATTTACTAGAATCTTATTTAAATAATAAAAATTTTATTTTAGAAAAATTTACAATACATATACATTATGTAAATATAATTATTAAAACATTAGCTTATAATTTTTCAGATAATTATTCAAAAAATTATATATTTGATTTTATATGGAATGAAGAAAAAGAAGAAGATACAGAATTAGGTATATTTATAACACAAAAAAAAAAAATTGTAAATGAAATTAAAGAAAAAATAAAATATGAACATATTTATAATTTTTTCTGTGAAGATATATTAAAATTTAAAACAACTTGGTATGCAACACAAGTACTTGATTTTGATGATTTATCAATAAAATGTTTAAATTATAAAGATTTAAATTATAAATATTTTGAATTTAACTTGGAAACTGAAGAATATGAATTTTATAATCAAGATATAGGGCAAAAAAATAATTTTAGTTTAACTTTAAAAAATATATATAATTTTTGTAAAAGCATATGTGGATATGAAAATAATGGTAACTTTAATTTATATCCAAAATATTGGGTTAGTTTATCACGATATCAAAAAAATGAATTTACAAATAAATTAAATGATACTTACAATAACTGGTTTAATATTGGAGGGTATATAACACGTTATATGTTAAAACCTGCAATATTAAATGGAAGTATTAACGATAGCGATATATTTGATTTAAAAAATAATATAAATAATGCTATATATAAAAAAATGCAGGAAATAATTTTAAAAATAGTATTTGTGGCACTAATTGAAACAGGAACATTATCTTATTTACAACTAAATCCAACATTAAGAAATGAAAATATAACAGCAAGAGAAGAAATAAAAAATTCTGTAAATAATATTTTTATACAAGAAGATTATAATGATTTTTATTATACATCATATAATTATTTAAGAAATGTTCCAAATAAATATGTTAGATTTCAAATAGAAAAAAAAAAAGGTATTATAATTGATACTAATTTATTTAAAAATTACACAGAAGAGTCATATTTTGGATTTAAACCTATTTCATTAGAATGGATACCTCAATTACAGATTTCACACAAATTACTAAATCAACGTGTTCATTTTATAACTGGTGGTACAGGTATTGGTAAAACAAGTGTAATTCCTTTTTTATATATGTACTTTTCCAAATCTTTATTATATAATAATATTGCTAAAGTTATATGTACTGTTCCGAGAATAAAACCAATGAGAGATACATCTAAAAATATGTCAACATTACTAGGTGTTCCTATAGACAATTTTCAAAATAATAAATTTTACAATATTCAAAAAAATTCTAGACCTGAAAAACATATTTCAAATGATGAAGGTGTGATATTTACCAGATTTTCAACTGATGCTATACTAGAAATGGAAATTAGAAAAAATCCTCTTTTAAAAAGAGAAAAAGGTAAAAATTTTAATTTACTAAATAAATATGATATAATAATTGTCGACGAAGCACACGAACATAATAAAAATATGGATTTAATTTTAAGTATGAGTAGGAATTCATGTCATCATAATAATTCATTAAGATTAGTTATTTTAAGTGCAACTATTGATGAAGATGAACCTACATATAGACGTTTTTATAGAAATATAAATGATAATAAATTATACCCTCTTAATAGATATATTGAAGAAAAAAAAATAGATAGAATTAATATTGATAGAAGAGTACATATTGCAAAACCAAATCAAGGTACAAATTATGAAATAAAAGAAATATATAAACCTGAAATAAAAAGCAAACAAATAGATTCATTTGTTAGTAAAATAATAAATGATAATTCTGGATTTGGATTATTATTTCAACCAGGAAAAAGTAAAATAATTAAAAGTGTTGAAAATATTAATAAGTTAACTAGTTCAAATATAATTGCTATTCCTTTTTACAAAGATTTAAATGATTTAAATAAACAAATTATCGAAAATATTGATACTAATTATCAATTCATTAAATGTAATAAATCTGATGTAAATACCAAAGATTGGAGAGAAGGCACAAACAGTTATAATCAAATTATAATTGTTGCAACTCCAATTGCAGAAGCTTCTATTACAATAGATAAATTAAAATTTGTATTTGATACCGGTTTGGTTAATGTTCCAAGATATAATCCCGAAACAAAATCAATTATATTAGAAGAAAATGATATTTCAGAATCATCTCGGATACAAAGAAGAGGTCGTGTTGGTAGAACATCAGAGGGTACAGTTTATTATTTTTATAAAGAAGGATCCACTGAAAATAATAAAATTCAATATAACATATCTATAGAAAATAACGCTTTTAATATAATTAATTTAATAAGAGATAATAAAAATTCTATTGAAGAAGAACCATTTTTAAAAATAGATTTATCAAAGCCAAATCATAATTTAACATTAAAAGATATTAATGAACAAGATATCAAAATAAAAAGTTATAATTATATTTTAAGGTCACAGTATACAATTGATAATAAGATATATAATTATTATGGAAACGATGATCACTATGATTACTATAATTATAAAAATTGTAGTATGTATTATGAAACTGGATATTTAGAAAAAGATATTATTGATGAAACAGGATTATTTTATATTATACACCATGATGAAATAAATGTTAATAGAAATATTAATGGTGAATTCATATCTATAGAAGATACTAAAAATCTAAAATTAATAAAAAGAGATACAGAATTAAATATATTAAGATCTAAAAAAATGTTTTCATTCTTGAATAATATGTATAAATTATTTTTAATTGGATTTAATCCAAAAACAGGTAATATTGAAAAATCTCAATTAGGATCATATTTTATTAAATTTAGTGAAAAAATTAAAAATAATAGAGAAAATTTACAAGATACAGATATTTTATTATTAATTTATGGTAAAGTTTTTAATTGTTTTGATGATATAATCAGATATTTATCGTTTAAAGTATCATTGAAACAAATTAAAGATGTTTTAAATATAACTATTCGTGATAATAATAGTGATATAAAGAGTTTAATTAATTTAAGTAAATATATTGATCAAAAATTAAAATATTTTAATAAATTATATGATTTTAAAAATGTAGCAACAATAAGCAAAATAAATAGTGATTATAAAGAACAGAAAAAAATAAAAGATCTAATTACTAAAAAAGATATATCGAATCGTGAAAATACTCAAGAAGATTTGAATAAATATTTTAATGAATTTATGTTGTTTATTAAATCTGAATCCGAAATATATATTAAAGATATATGTGATAAAATTAATTTAGATTATAAAATAATAAATCATTTCTATCATGAATATAATGGAATGTACAAAGATATTCATTTAATGACTAAACATGAAATAGGATCTGTAAATAATTTAGAAATTGATATTATTGTCAAAACACTAGAACCTTTAAAAAAATGTTTTATTGATCATGATCCATTGACAGTTTCATTATTGTTAGCAAATCCCGATAATATTGCAAAATATATATCAAGTACTACAAATAAATACTTATCTATACATAGACCTGTTATAACAAATATATATTCAATAAATACAAATTTCTTTAAAAAAGATAAATTAGAAACTCTAGTTGGTAATATTAATTTAAAAGATTATATCTATTTTGATGTAATAAATTATGAGGATAAAACAATTTCATTTATTCACAGAATAACTAAAAAAGATTTGTCAATAATTAGTCATATTTATAATAAATATATTTTAGATAAATCATTAAAAAAAAATAAAATATCTGATAAAAAAAGTCCAGAGAATATCAAAGCATATTCATTGTATACAAAAACATTCAATAATATAAATCAAGATTTAAACCAAAATAAAAATAAACTTGTAATGAGTAGTTTATTAGAAATAGATAATAAATATATGAAATTTGTTGAATTTGTGCAAAACTATGAAAAATCAATTAAATAAAAAATTGAAATAAATTTTCTTTATTCTAACAATATAAATAGTTTAAAATTCATTATAAAATGAATTGCCAGATCATATATGATAAATTTATAGAAAGTGATAAAATTAATACAATTTATTCTGATGATAATATTACATTTTTTGAAAAAACTGTTTTTCCAACAGATAAAGTAATATATCAATCAAGAGCTAATTGTTTTGTATTTAATTTGAATGATGAAAATTTTGCTATAACGTGTAGTCATTGTATTGATAACAAAAATAAAGATATAAAATATAAAATTATTCTTCAAAATAAAAAAATCTTATATGCAAATATATTATTTGATTTACATCATTTGGATATCTCAATATTGAAACTGGATTATGTTGATGAAAAATTAGGTTTGGATTTGGAAGAATATATGATAAATGATGTTAAAAATGATGTGAATGATTATACTCCTGAATTGGATATATATATAGATGCATTTAATATTAAAATTCCAATAATAAATCATACAAAAACATATGGTATTCCTAATAGTTTTATTCATCCTGTTATTCCAACAGTAAATATTATTATAGATTATGAAGATGATATGCATGGATTAAGTGGAGCTATTGTGAAATCAGATGATATTTATATTGGTATTCTTTCAAATTGTTTAGATGGAAGAACGATAGAATGTATTTATTTTCCATATATTATGGTTTTAATAAAAAATATGATTGTTAATAATTTAACTGTTATAAATACAATATTTTTTAAATCAACTTGTATTGTAAATGGAGAAATGAATGGTGAAAATAAATATGGTTTATATTTTGATAAATTCCTAAAGTGTAATTATAAAAATAAGACAAAAACTTTTTATTTCAAACTCGGAGATATTGTATTAGAGATAGACACAAAAAGTATTACAGAAAATGGAGAAATATTTTGTGATGAATTATGTGATACTTTGAATATAAATAGTTTTCTATTATTATATTTTACAAAATACAGTAATATAGATTTTTTGATACATAGAACTAATAAAATAAATACTTTTACTAAAAAATTTAATTTAATTCCTAGAAGAATTAATGATATATTAAATATAAATTTGACTCATCAAGACATCTATATTAATTATAAAGATTATATATTTTTTGAACTATCTGAAGATTATTTAAAAAAAAATTTCAGAAATAATCAATTACAATATTTATTACCTATTTTAGATAAAATATCACACAATTGTAATAGATTGATAGTTCTAGATAGCAAAACTATAAAGGGACCTGATGAATTATTACTGAATAAAAATAAATTAAATATAATAAAAAGTATTAATAAAGAAAAAACAATACAGAATATTTATCATTTGAATGATTTACTAAAAATAAAAGAAAATAATTCTTTTATTTTTAATTCATTGGATAATAAAATAAATATTATAAAATGTATTTTCTAAAATTATAATATATATATATATATGGATAATTTAAATCCTGATATTTGGGGCCCTCCAGGATGGAAATTTATGCATTATGTTACATTTTCTTATCCAAATAATCCTTCTGAAGAGCACAAACAAAAAATGAAAAATTTTTTTAATTCTGTAAAATTTATTTTACCATGTGAAAAATGTAGAGTTAATTTTATAAAACATCTTGAAGTTTATCCTATAAATGACGAAGTATTAAAAAATAAAAAATCTCTAGTTGTTTGGTTAATGAATATTCATAATGAAGTTAATAAAATTAATAACAAAAAAATATATACTTATGAAGATACTTATAATGAATATATATTATTAAAAACTAATAATATTAAACAATATATAAATAAAGATGAAAGCAATGTATTGAATATAATATTTATATTAATTTTAATTATTATTTTAATAAAATTATTTAAAAAATAAAAGTAAAAATATAATTAATATTTATAAATTATTTATAATTATAATTTATAAATAATATATTAATTTTCTGTATATTTTAAATAATTTCAAATGTGTTTATTATTTTTCTATTTATAACATTATTATAATTAATTTTAGTTAAATTTATTTAATAAATATTAACAATTTTATTACCACTCTTATTAAAGTTCAAACATACTACTTCATCTCTATATTCATATGTTCCTGTTTTAGCTGCCCCTGATCTCATTACTTTTACCGCAACAATACCTTCTCCTATATCTTCTAATATATATAGATTTTAAAAATTTAATTTTTCTATTTCAATATATATATTGTTTTTTAATAAATTATTTTGTTTATCTGTATATTCGTCATTTAACCAATCATTTATATCCATATTTGATTTATTAAGAATTTTATCTCTATATTCAATAATAGGAAAACTATAATTTCTAATAATTTCTTTAAATGAAATATTATTTGTTTTTATTTTTTTTATTAAAAAGTTAACTAATTTTTTTCTATGAATGTAAATATTTGTTAATCTCATATCTATATACCAAATTGACCACAAGGCACAAAATCCACCTGGATCTCCAATTTTAGTCTTATTTTCTTCCATTGTATCTATAAATTGAAATCCAATTTTTGGTAAATAATTTTTAGGTGAGATATATTTTATATTTTCATCAATATTAAAAAAAATATTTTGTAATTTACTATCTAATAATTTTGGATTATAATTTAAATTTGGAGGGGAAGAAAAACCATATGGTTCAAACCTTTCAACTTCATTTGTATTTTTATCATATAATAAATAATTAGCATGATTTTTATTATCCAATTCAATTCCTATAGGAATAATTATAAATCTTTTCGTTTTTAAACAATTCTTAAATATTTGTGAAAAATTATCCACTATAAATAAATTCTTATTAATCCATATAATTTCAAAGTTAAAAAATCCAGATCTATTATCAATATTTAAATTTTTATAAAATGATTTGTAATCTAGACTTTTATTAAAATTTTTTCTCAATGTGCTACACGTATTCGAATATTTATTTAATAACCATAATAATCCAATAATAGTATCAAGAATAGATCCTGTAAATGTACATATTTTATTTTTATTTTTACTATTAAAATTAATAATACAATTATTTGTTCTCATAGGATAGGATTTATGAATACATTGACTTAATTTTTTTTTCTTATGAATTTCAATATAATTATTTATTTTCTGTTCAATAATTTTATAACAATAGTTATTAAATTCATTTTTGTTCGAAACTTTAATTTTTAATTTTTGTTTCTCAGATAAATCCTCAAAGTTTGTACTACATAATATATCATCTTTTTCATTCCAATTTTTATTACTATTTTTTAATCTGTATAAATAACTTTCAATAATTATTTTTACAAATTCGTCAAGTTCTTTATCTTTAATATAATCTATTGGACATTCATTATTTTTATTTTTAATAAATATATTTAATTTTTTTTTTATTAAAATATCTTTATATTTTTTCCATAATTTATGTTTTACAATATAATGAAAGCATGTATTATTTTTATTGTTTTGTACTAGTAAATTAGTTTTTTCTATAAATTTATCTATATATTTAAAGTCTAAATTATTATCATTTTCAAAAAAATTATGAAATGGTAAATTCCCATCAATATTTGATAAATTATAATTTAAATTTAAATTATTTTCAAAAATATAATTAAAAATATTTAAATTATTTTCAAATATATGATGCATTGCAGTTCTTCCTAATAAATCTTGTATATTAATATTTAATTTTTTATTTTTCAAAAGTAATTTAATAATATTAATATTATTATAAGCTATAGCATAATGAAGGACTGGTAATTCATTTTCATATTCTTGTATATTTACATCAATTTCTTCATGTGTTAATAATAATTCACACACATTATTATATTCCAAATTTATAGCAAGATGTAATACAGTTAAACCTTTTGAACATTGATAATTTATATTTTGTGTATAATTAAAAAAATAATTTATAAATTCATTACTATTATTATAAATAGAATATTGTAGTAAATTATATTTATCTAAAATGTAAATATTATTTAAATTTGTAATATAATAACTTTTTAAAATTTCAAAAGCCTTGAAATTATTAAATAATATACAATAATGAATAGGAAATCTATCCTTTTTATCTTTAATATTTAAGATTGATTGCCCAATATTATTCTTATTATGATCTAATAATATTTTTAATAATTCCAAATAGTTATATTTAATTATTATATACAATAATGATCTATGATCTTTATCAATTACATCAATATAAACATTATTATTAAGTAATAAGATTAATAAATCACTTTTATTAAATATTATTGTATAAGTAATTAGATAATTATTATATTTATTATGTTGGTTTATATCAATATCATTTTTATATTTTTCAAATAAAATTTTAAATTCATCCCAGTTATGATCTATTAATAATTCAAATAATTTATTTAATAATTTATTATCATATTTTTTAATTTCCATGTATATATATTATTACATTATTTTATATAAATAATAAAAAATTAAATTTGTAATTATATTAATTTTATGAATATGATAATTTCTAATTAAATATTTAGCATCGTTAAATGTACAAAAATTAATACTTCCAACTTCGTTTTTCTGATGTATTGAACCATTTAAAATTGGATCTTTATCAGTAATACATTCAGCAACATAATAAATATGTCTATATTCAACTCCATTTGTACCAGTCATGTTCTCTATTATTGGTTCAATATTTTCAATTAATTTAATATCATTTTTATTGTATCCAGTTTCTTCACAAAATTCACGAATTGCACATTCTTTTTCATTTTCATTTTTATTTTTTCTTCCTTTTGGGAATCCATATTCAGGAACAGAATATAATGGTTTAATATTATCAAGTAAATATTCTAATTTAATATCAATTAGTAATTCATTATTACATTTATTGAATAATTTTTTTGATAAAATATATTCAGTATTTAATTTATTACTTGACGGGATTTTACCCCACAAATCTTCCCATAATGCATCAAAATTATTTAAATTTTTTTTTATTTTTTCTATTTCACATGGTAACATTTGTTGAATTAAAAAAATAATATGATCAATATTAGATAAAATATATCTCCCCATAATAAATTCTATATATCCAAGGGAATGCTTTCTACTTATCAATAAAAACTTTATATTATCTAAATAAAAGGATAAGTTTTTAATATCATTTTTAGATTTAAGCTTAATATCTTTTATCTTGTTTATATTTATTTTATTAGAATGTGTTATTTTTTTATTAGAATTAAAAATTTTTATTAAAATTATACCCCAACTTGTTATTGGTTCAGGGCATTGTTTAAATTCATGTCCATATTTGTTACAATTATTACAAATTTTTTTTTTATTAAATGACATATATGATTATTATTAATATATTTTTATATTTTTATATAATATATAAAAATATAATTTTATATCTTTTTATTGTATATCAGCTACATTTATTGTTTTTAAATTATTATTATTTTCATTTAGAATATTTTCTTTAATTTCATCATTTTCAGCAACTCTATCTAATGTACCAATAACAAGAATCTTTGAATCAGTATTTACTAATTTTTTATTCAATATTGTACATATAATATATCTACCAGAATTAATAGGATCATCTACTTCTTTATTTTTATCATTAAGAGGAAGTAATACATTTTTAATATTATTAAATTTAAATTTTTGTTTATTTATATGTTTATTATTAATTATTATATGTATTGGACCATTTTTTGCAATAATCATATGTTTATTAATTCCATCTATTTTACAAACTATTTGAGAATTAACCATAGGATTACATAATTTTGCATGAAATTTTACATTGAAATATACTGAAGAACTAGGATCACCTAACTTAATTTCACCATCCTCCAATTTATCTTGAATACTATATATATCCATAATATATCCAAATTCTTTGAAACATTTATTTTTATACATTATACTCAAATTTTTTTTAATATTAGTTCTTAATTCATTATTTAGTTGATCAGGTTGTAAACTAACATTAGAATCTAAATATGTTGAAAAATATGGTGATATCATATAATATATTAAATATAAATATATTTTTATATATTTATATTAAATTATTAATTTTCAATTTTTTACTTAACTGTTATTAACAATTCTTTATCTTTCATTGTTATATCATATTTTTTAAATAAATTTTTATAATCTTTTAATGATTGTGAACATGTTATTTTTATTAAATACTCTAATTTATTTTTTTTAATATTTACATTCAACTTAAATTTTATATTGTTTTTAAGTTCTTCAACAATATAATCAACCCTATCTTCTAAATTATAAGGAAATTCATATTCAGGGTGATTCTTAGGTATCATTATATATGTAAATTTATTTTTATCTTTTGTTGTTGAATATTTTTCATTATATAACATCTTTTCTTTTATTTTTTCACATAATTTTAATCTTGTAGATATATTTTTAGTATTTATACCTAGTTTTTTTGCAATTTCTACCAAATATTCTTTATTTTTAGAAGTAGCGCATACTGCACCTTTCAATGACGGTATACCTGTGCCTCTCTTTTTCTCTAGAACTTTGTTTCTCTTTTCTCTAATTTTGAATATATCATTTTTATTATTTTTATCTATAATTCCAACATATTTAAATTCATTTCTATTATCATAATAATCCATAATACTTTCAAAATCATATGTTGTTTTAACTTCTATATTTTTAATATTACTTAATTTGGAATCTTTACTATATTGATCAAAATTAATATTTGAATTTTTAAGATAATTATATAAACTTAATTTATTCTTAATATTTTTATCAAATTTATTTCTATAATGCATTGGAACTTTTTCACTTTGATTAAATGATTGAAATATATAATATTTATTTCTATAAATTAAATAGCCATGTATATTATATTTATTAATTATAATATCTTTGAAATTATTAAAATCATTAGTTGTTGTTGGTATTAATTCATCTAAAGCTTTGAAAACAAAGAATTCATCAAATAATTCCTTTTTATTTTTATCATAATTATTTTTAATATATTTAATTATATCTGATAATTTGTAAATATTTTTAATAATATACATTTCTTTTATTAAAATTTTTATATTATCAATTTCATTTCTTGATAATTCTTGTGTAAATGTTGATAAATCTAAATCTTTAATTTTTATATTTTTATATAATTTTCTATTAGGATCATAATATTCTGAATTTAGTTTTTCTTCCTTACACTTGTAATAACATTTTGTATAATCACAAATTGTTGGACACATGTTTGGATTTTTATATGGCGTACAATCTTTGTATTTTTCTATTTCTTCTTTGAAAATATTATTATTTAAATTTAAAGGACAGTCAATCGCAACCTCTTTCATACTTCTTTCTATTTTTTTAATTAAAATATATTTTTGTTCAGCTTTTTTATACAATTCTTCCTCAGTTGATAATTTATCATCCAAAGATACAACATATTTATATACATTTACTTTTGGATAAACATTATTTTCATTCATTAATTGATAATGAGAACAATATCTGATAGCTCTACCAACAACTTGATCTACTTTACCTAAATTATAATAAACATCCAATATATGAACCTCTGAAACATTCTTTAAACTTATACCTTCATTCATAACTTTTGATCCTAAAACAAGTTTTATAAATTTACCTTCTTTATTTTCTAATTTATTAAATACATCATCTAATATTTTCTTTTTTTCTTCTTGTGTATCATCGATAACATCATCAGATTGTTTTCCAGTAATAGTTATAAATGTAGCTGGATAAAATTTATGAATAGGTGTTGAATTTTTTGGTTTTTTATATTCTGATGATGATTCTGAGATTTTAAAATTATTAATAGATGCTGTTATATCTTCAGAACTATATTCTTCATTTGATTCCATTTCACTTAAATCAGTATCTTGATTATCATCATCATCTTCATCTTCCATATCTATCGATTCAGAATCACCTCCCACTTGATTATCTTGTTTACATTCTGTATATGTTTTACCACAAAAATAACATCTTGTTGTTGGTTGAATATTATAATTTTTAATATCTTCTTGATATTCTAAATATCCATTTTGAATTAATATTTCTTGAAATATTTCAATACCAACTTTAACTAAATTTGAATATACAAATGCAGTTCGTGCACCTTTTTTTCCATAAACGAGTCTATTAATTTTTTTAAGAGCCTTGTAAAATTTTATAGAAAAATATTTTAAATAAGGACTTTTAAATATTTTTCCAGTAACTATTTTATTATTTACAACTTGTATAATATTATTTGATTCTTTATTTTCGAAAAAAGTTTTATTAATTAATTTATTTAATAAATTTGATTCAGATTTTAATTGATTTATTATAACATTCAAACCATTTCTTCCAAAATATCCAACTATATTCTTTCTATTTGTTGATAATCCAGGAAACACAAAATTAGCAACAGCTTCTGATTTTCTATCTAAAGCATCATCAAAGTGTTTCACTGCATAATTATACATTTTTTTTTGAAATTTCATCATTTTACACTTTACAACTTTTGTAAATAATAATCCTTTTGGAATAGTTCCTTTATCAATTCTCATCGCATAGGTTACTGGATCTGCTCCTCTTACATGTGATACATATCCTTTAGCCATTTTTTGAAAATAATCTAATCCTCCAGGTTTTAATGTCATTTGGTGATTTTTATCATTACTAAATATTTTATCTCTTAATATTGGACTATCTAATGGTCTTATAAAATTTAGTAATTCTATTATATCATCGCCTAAATTTTTCATTGGAGTTGCTGTTAATAAAACTACTCTTAGATTTACAGAATTTTTAATTATATATTTTAATGCATCACCATATGCATTTCCTGTTAGATTATGTGCTTCATCAATTATAATTATACTGTTATTTAAATTATAAATTCTATTAATAGCTATATCACGTTCAAATTCACCTTCTTCGTTTTTTCTGTATGTTGATTTAATTGTTAAATTATCATTATTTGTTTTATCTATTATTTTTTCCCCTAATACTCTTTTGTAGAAACTTTTATAAGATATTATATCATAATACTGTAAAGCATTTAATAATGCATTTTTATTTAATTTTTCTTTCTCTTCTTTAGATAAGTAAGATAAATTATCAGTATTTTCTTTATAAGTATTACCAGTACATTTTGTTAAATGATATTTCCACGATTCTTTAATTAATGGTCCAGATGTTAAAATATGTATTTTAGTATTATATTTTTTTACTTGTTCTTTAAATTTCTCTGCTATTGCAACGCCTACACATGTTTTACCACTCCCCAATCCATGAAATATTAACATTCCTTTGTAAGGAGTATTTGGGTTAATTATATTACTTAATAAAACTTGATGATTGTATAATGAGGAATGTAATTCACAAATATCTTTTCTGTAATTATATATATCTTCATACTTATCCAAATCAGGTCTTAAATTTGATTTATTATAATAATATTCCCGTTTCTTAAGTAATTTATATAATAAATTAGGATCATTCGGTTCAGGATATGAAAAACTTTTTGTTAATAACTCTTCAGTATTTATATCATTATATGACTTATCTATATTATCATCTTGATAATTTTCATTATTAGACAATGATAAATTATTTTCTGAATTATTCATTATATAATATATAATTATATATATTTTTAGTTATAATTTTTTAAAATTAAATTAATTTATTTAAGTTATCTACAATACTCTTTTATTTTTTCAATCTAATTATTCCTATAACTAGTATATCTTCTCCAAAAATTTTTAATTACAAATTTATTTATCTAGTTTTTCAATTTTCCAATTTTTTTTAATAAATAATAATTTTATTAGAGTACCTAATATTTAGTCGAAAAAAATTTATTATTTAGTATGATCAAATCAACTAAATTTTTATTTAATGATATAATATAATGAATAATCCATATTCATTAACTAAAAAAAAAAAATTAGCAGAAAAAATAATGAAAATTCAAAATAAAGATCAATTATTAAAAATAAAAAAAATAATATTTGATGAAAACCCATCATTATCAGTTGTTAAAAATAGTACAGGAATATTATTATATTTTCAAAATTTAAAAACATCTACTTATTATAAATTAGAAAATTATATTAGTAATAATACATTGAAAAAATGTATCAAAAAAATGAATAATATTGAAAGTATTGAAAATACAATATTTAGTGATTTAAATGTATCATCAAGTGAAAATATATCATCTATAAAACAGTCTGAATATAAATATTCAAATAAGGAAAAAAATATTATAAAAAGGAAAAATTATGAAGAAACTTTAAATAAAATAAATTCTTCTGATGATATAAAAAAGAATCAATCTAATATTTTTATTAAAAAAAGTTGATAAATAAAAATATAAATTATTTAAAATTAAAATAATAAATAATTAATATATGAATTCAAGTAGATTAACAATTAATGATATAATAACTTATATAAATTCAAATATTGATGAATTTCTAGAAAAAAAACCTGAAGTTTTAGATACAAATTCAGATACAGATGAGTCATTCTCTTTAAATATTTTAAATTTTAATGAAAAAGAAAAATTAACAAAAATAGGTAATAATTTGGATAATATATTATTATCTATAAATTCTACATTTTATAGATATGGTGTTCTAAAATATGTAAATACTTTTGATAAAAAGAATATATCCTTTTATTTTGCCATATTAAAATTTTTAAAACAAAATTTTAATTCAATATCACAAAAACAGCAAGAAGAATATGTTTTATCATTTATAACACAATTATCTTTAGATATTAAACAAAATAAATTTCAAGAATTTAATTATAAAAATTTAGGATGGACATGTAAATCTTTATTAGATGATATAAATTCTTTTGATATTAAAGCATCTGTTATTAGATATATTGCAGATTATTTATATGTGAATATATTTATTTTTCATGTTGAAAATGAAAAAATATACTATTCAGGTTCTTTACCTTGGGTAAAACATAAAAAAAATATATTTTTATTATGTCATAAAGACAATAATTTTGAACCAATTAATACAGATAAATATAATATTTTTGGTATAAATAGTGAATTAATAAATTTTATAATTAATAAATCATATCTTATAGATATATTATATTGTGATGATACAAATAAAGAATCCAAAACATTTAAAGAAGGTGACGAAAATATTGACTTGATATATAATAATTTAGATACTAATTCTGAAAGCGATGAAGCTATAAATAATTTTGAAGAAACTAATAATGAATCTGAAACTGATAACAATATAAAATATACTATTTCTGAAATAGAAGAGAATAATAAAAAATCTTATATAGAGAAATATAAAAAAATGTACGTGCCGCAAATTAGAGAAGAATTATTAAGGTTAAATATTAGTATAAAAATAAACAATAAATTAAAAACAAAAAAACAAATGTGTGAAGATTTAGAAAAATATTATAATACGCATGTATAATTTTAATAAAATTTTATAAATTTCTTTAATATGACGGAATATATTAATAAAAAAAATTATGTTATTTATGACAATGATTTAAAATATTCAGAGTCATTTGAAGATTTTAAAAAAAAAGAATTATATAATAAAGAAGATAAAGTTGTAAGTAATAAATTAGAATATAGAATTAAATTATGTAAAAATGAAAATTATGATCATATTGATTTATCAAATTTAGATAGTAATTTAATTAATAAATTTTTTATTACTGATTTTTATTTAAAAAATTGTCATAAAATTAAACATTTATTTATGTCAAATTCAAATATATATATAATTCCAAATTTATCTAAAATGATAAATTTAGAAACTATAGACTTGAGCCATAATAATATAGACGAAATACCTTTAAATTTTCCAAAATCAGTAACAGAATTAATATTAAGTAATAATTTTATAAAATCAATTGAGATAGATTTAAATAATTTAATTCGTTTAGATTGTTCAAATAATAAATTACGAAAAATAAATAATTTAAATAATATCGAAAAATTAGATATTTCTAATAATAATATTTATTCAATGGAAGATGAATATAAAAAATTAATTGAACTAAATTGTGAACATACCAAAATTATACAATTACCAAATTTACCCATAGTTGAAAAAATTAATTGTTCAAATACTAAAATATCTCATATTTTTGATTGTATGAAACTTAAAATATTAGTTTGTAATAATTGTAATTTGCATTTACTAGAAAGAATCCCTCTTCTTGAAACTTTAGAATGTATTAATACAAAATTACAAGATTTAAATTATTTTCCTAATTTAAAATTAATTTTATTAAATAAATTAGATATATCATTATCTAAAGAATATAAAATTACAAATGCATTAAAAAATAATAAAAATATTTTTGAAATAAAATTAAATTAAATTTATGTAAAAATTAATTAATATAATAAAATTTTGTTTTTAATTATATATTTATATATATATATATATATATATGGATAGAACTTTTGAAATTTTAGATTATTTTACAAGACTAAGTGCATATATTGAAGCTAATGGTATAAATGCACCAATTCCTAGATTATTATTAAATCCGTACGCACAACCACCACAACCAGGAATGCCTCAACCACCACAACCAGGAATGCCTCAACCACCACAACCAGGAATGCCTCAACCACCACAACCAGGAATGCCTCAACCACCACAACCAGGAATGCCAGGAATGCCAATACCACCTGCATTACTTTTACCTCTAATTATACCAGGACAACAAGGAGACCAAGAACAACAAGAACAACAAAGAGAACAACAAAGAGAACAACAAAGAGAACAACAAGAACAACAAAGAGAACAACAAAGAGAACAACAAGGAG